TGAAGTCATGCTGATAAAAAAGGGAATATGAACGACAAGTCAGCCATCGACGCAGCCATCCGCTCCGACGCCGGGGTATGGTTCGAGATGTGCGGAAAGATTTTCGGCAAGAAAAGAAGCGACGGCCTGATCAGCCCGAAGCAGAATTACCTGCAGACCAAGATTCAGGCGGTCGTGAACCACTTCGAGGAGCTGAATCTCCCGGTTCGGATCATCGGCCTGAAGCCCAGGCAGAAGGGATCGACGACATATTTCGGCGCCTTGGACTATCATCATATGCGCCGCCGCTCGGCGTCGGCATGCGTCATCGGAGGCCAGTACAGCCAGACCACGGCTCTTTGGGACATGCTGCAGCTCTACAACGCGAACGACCGTTTCCAGTGGGGCAACACGGGCAATATCAACGATAGCTACGGGGAATGGACGAACGGCAGCAAGCTGACGGCAGAAACGGCAAAGGACAGCCTCGCCGGCATCTCCGCCACGTTCCAGGTCCTCCACTGCACGGAGGTTGCCCGCTGGGCCGAGTACGGCGTTTCGGATGCCGCCACGGTACTAACGAATATCATGAAGTGCGTCCCGCTGGAGGCGGAGACCATGATCATCCTGGAATCCACGGCCGCAGGCGCAACAGGATCCTATCACGACAGGTTTGTGCGGGCCGTCGATTCGTCCGACTTCCTCTCGGGGGCGGTGAAAATAAAGGCGGGCGATTTCGTTCGGGTATTCGCCCCTTGGTTCGAGTTCTCTGACTCCGCCATCCGCCTGACGCCTCTGCAGCGCGACGAGATGATCCGCACGCTCGACGACGACATAGAATATGAGGGCGAGAAGGAACTCATTGCCAAGTACGGCGTGAAGGGCGACGACGGCGTGCTCAGGCTGGGAACCACGGTCAAGGATTTCGACGTCTACGAGCAGCTCGCGTGGCGCCGGTACGCTATCCATGAGGAGTGCGACGAGGAGAAGGACATCTTCGACCGCGACTATCCCCATTCGTGGCAGGATGCCTTCCAGAAGTCGGGAGAGCCCCGTTTCAACAAGAAGGGCGTAGCCGAGATGAGGAAGAGGATGAAGAACAGGGCACCGATGTTCGGCGTACTGGAGGGACCGCCGGACGGTCGCCCTATCTTCCGGCAGACCGATCCTAACGAGGCTCAGTTCATAATGTACGAGCGGCCAACCCCTGGGAGGCGATACCTGGAGTCGATCGACCCCATGACCGGAGCCTCGCAGACTGCCGGCGCGGACCCAGATTACCACGGTGTCTTCGTCCTCCGAGACGGCTATTGGGACGGCGAGGGCAAATGGAACAGGGTTGGCGCCGTGGCGAGGATCATTCCCTGCCGCTGGGACATCGATGTTCTCGCTGAGGCTTCATGGAAGCTCGCGAAGTATTTCGGCGACTCCTCCGGCTGCAAGATCGTCATCGAGATGAATCAGGACCGCGGCATCACCGAACTCCTAAAGGACAAAAACGCTGACCTCTACCAGCGCGAAATCTACAACCAGCGCGAGTTCAAGATGAGCAAGGCGTACGGATACCTTACGATGGAGAAGAGCCGTGAGACGTGGGTGGAATGCCTCGCGAAGGCCATCCGCGAATGGGATCACCCCGGGGACGGCATCGACATTTTCGATGAGCACGCCATCGTGCAATGCGAGAACTTCGTGCGCAAGGACAGCGGGAGGTCGGAGGCGGCCGAAAAGTTTCACGACGACGACATTTCATCGATCGCCATCGGGCTCCTTCTGATCGAGCACGCCACGACCTTTTTCCCGAACCGGGGCGCTGACGGGCTTCCGCCGGACCTCGCGGGCATCGTCAGGCCGGCGGGATCTGCTCCCTCGGCCTATTCTTAGGAACTGGACAGCGCCGTTTTCGGCTGATACGTGGGGAACGAAGCACAAGTCCTCCTCAACTCCCTCGCATCATGTCAAAACTCATTGTCGAAGGCCAGACGCCCATGGGCCAAGCCGCGAACGTCAACCCGTATCCGACGATTGACCGATTCACCCTTGCCACGCTTCCCAAGCAGGGAACGATCAACAAGGCCGTGCTCGTGACCGACGGCACATTCGCCCCCAGCACCGATCTCGGTTCGGTCTACGTCGGCGGCGGATCGCTGCTCAATCTGATCTGGTGGAACGGCCAAGCTTGGATCACCTGTTAAGGATCACGCACCCTCGTAAATTGACTTCCGTTCGGGGGTTGTGCATAGGCTCGTGAATCCCACATGGCCGCCGAACCAGATGATCCCGAGGTCGAATCCGACCAGGACCAGGAAAAGCCGCCGGTAACTCCCGCTCCTGCCGCCACAGAGAGCCCCGAGAAACCGGCGCAGCCGCAGGCCACGGCTCCTGCCGCTTCGCCCGCTGCAGCCCCCGCGCCGTCGGCGGAGCCGACACCGCAGCAGGTCGTCGCTTCACCCGACAGGGATGCAGTAAATCGCAGCTTTGGGGCGCAGGGCCTCGGAGCACCTTCCGCTGATTACAAGGGACCGCCCCTTGCGCCTCCGGCCGAGGAAGAGGCACCGGTCCAGCAGGCTCCGGAGGACCGGCGCGCGGCGGCCCGCAAGACGCTTGAGGACCAGACGGTCGCCGACTGGAAGGCGGCCAACCCTTTCAAGACATCCTTCGATGCCGCCCCGCGTCCCACCGATCAGCAGTATGCCCAGGCCGAGCGCGAATCCGACATCGATGCCCAGCGCCAGGAGCGCCAGCAGCTCACGGACCAGCAGCGCGGGGCCGAGATGCAGCGCCGGCAGGCGAATTCCGACCAAGAGGCACAATACCGCGGTGCCGGCCAGCAATTCTTCAAGGACGAACTCGGCAACCTGCGCCCCATACTCGAGCCCGGCACGAATCGCCCGCTCTTCCACAAGACCGGCTGGCAGACGGCGCAGGATCCCCAGACCGGCCAGCCAGCGTGGGCAATGCGCGACCAGTACGGCCAAAGGCAGTACCGCCAGCCGCCCATCGTGGCGAATCCGGACCTTTCGGACGACAACGCGCACTTCAAAATGCCGGACGGAACGACCGTCGATTCCGGGCGCAAGCTTGAGGATTTTGCCCAGAGCAGCGACTTCAACATCAAGAAGCAGGCGCTCGCTCAGATCACCAAAAGGAACGCCGCGCGCCACAAACAGGCGCTCGTGCCGATGGAGGAACTCGCGAACCAGACGAACCAGGAGTTCACGCAGGCCCAAATCCAGCGCGACAACTACGTTTCCCAGGTTGCGAACCTGAAGGCGATGGCGGACGCGGAGCCTGATCCGGCGAAGAAGGATGCCTACGCGAGCCAGCAGGCGCAGCTCATTCAGGCCCACGATGCGCTCGACTCGCAGCTCAAGCCCGGGGGCGCCCTCTTCCTCAAGAACGACACGGCGCAAAAGGAGCTGCGCCTCGCGAAGGCCCGGCAGATTTATCAGGCGTACACGGACCAGAACAACGAGATCGAGGCGCGCGTTCGACAAAACGGCGGCAAGCCCGAGGACGATCCGACTTGGAAGACGAACCAGCAGGCCATGCAGCAGTGGCAGGGTTTGATCGGCCAGAAGGCCCAGGAGAGCCAGAACCGGCTCCAAGCTGCAGCAAGCACCTCCCAGCCTTTGGCTGCCCCGGGAACGCCGCCAGGGGCCCAGCCTGCGCCGGCCGGTGGGGCCGAGCCGAACGCCTTCCAGAGTTCGGAGCCTTTCAACCTCCTTCAGAATGGCGTCAAGAGCGTGGGGGCGGTTTCTGTCGGCGAACTCGCGCAACGATACGGGGACGGACGCGGCAAGCCAGCGCCGCTATCACTCGTGCAGATCCGCCAGAGGTCCGACGACCTGAAGGCCACGATCGATGAGTCGGGAAACAACATAGATCCGAAGCTATCGGCCGGAATGAAGGAGGAGAAGGACTACCTCGACAACCTCTACAAGCAGCGGTACGCCCAGCTCAATCCCGGTGACCGCGTTGCCGTCGACCGGATGCTGAACCTTCGTGACACGTCGGGGCCGGGGGCCTTCGCGCGCGCCGCGGGAATGAATGTTGGTCCGGCGGTGGGAGCAGCACTCGGCGGTTCGCTGGGAGCAAAGGCTGGCTCGCAATTGCCCGGAGCGGCCAAGATTCCCGGCACAATCGCACTCTCGGGCATAGGCGCTTTGGCTGGCGGAATACTGGTCGACAAGGCGCAGCGCGAGGCACTGAAGAAGGCGTCGCCGGAGTCCCTAGAT